GTTATGGTCGCCTCATGATTATGACTGATGCGGATAATGATGGGTCCCACATCAAGGGTCTCATTCTCAATATGATTCACTACTTCTGGCCGAGTCTCCTCAAATTGAACTTTGTGGTCTCGATGGTGACACCAATCATCAAGGCTATGAAAGGTTCTGACACCAAGTCTTTTTACACTGACTCCGCGTTCCGGACATGGTATGGCAATGGCAAGGCTGGGTGGAAAATCAAGTACTACAAGGGTCTCGGTACTTCCACGAGTGCCGAGGCTCGTGAGTACTTCAAGAAGATTCAAGACCTCACTGTGAAGTTTGACATGGACACGATGACGGATGACTCCATCGTTCTCGCCTTCGACAAAAAGAAGGCGGATGCCCGAAAGTCTTGGCTTCTCGAGAGTACTGCCAAAGATGCCGACCAACTTGAGGTTCCTTATGGTGATGTGAAGCAGTTGGATATCACTGACTTTGTACACAAGGATTTGGTGAACTTCAGTCTCGCAGACTTGAAGCGCTCTATCGCTCATGTGGCGGATGGACTCAAACCTTCACAACGTAAGGTGATGTACTCGTGTTTCCAGAAGAATCTCCGAGATGAGATGAAGGTGGCGCAACTGGCAGCCTATGTGGCTGAGAAGAGTGCGTACCATCATGGTGAGGTTTCCTTGGCGGAGACGATTGTGAAGTTGGCGAACGATTACACAGGTTCGAACAACATCAACCTTCTCGAACCTTGTGGTCAGTTTGGTACACGCCTCATGGGTGGTAAGGATGCGTCTCAGACGAGGTATATCTTCACGAAGTTGACCAAGGAGGCTCGAAAACTCTTTGACCCCAAGGATGATGCCATTCTCAACTATCTGGACGATGACGGTCGCTCAATCGAACCAGACTTTTATATGCCTACTCTACCCATGGTTCTCGTGAATGGGACGGAGGGTATTGGGACGGGATTCAGTTGCTATGTTCCACCCTTCAACCCTGATGACATCAAGGAAAACATCAAGCGGATGTTGGGTGGTGAAGAGCTTGTACCTATGAAGCCATGGTTCAGAGGTTTCAAGGGCAAGGTCTTCAGGGATGAGGGAGGTCTTTGGGTGACCGAAGGTGTGTGGAGAGATACTGGTTCCAGACTCAAAGTAACAGAACTTCCCCCAGGACGATGGACACAGGATTACAAGGAGTATCTAGATACTCTCGTGGAGAAGAAGATGATTACGAGCTACACGAATAACAGCACCACAGAGGATGTGGACTTTGAAATCTTTGGGTACTCGGGAAAGGAACTTCTCAAAGACTTGAAGATGCGAAAGACGTTCCACACGTCGAATATGCACCTCTTCCATCCCACTCGAGGTATTCACAAGTATGAGAGTCCCGAAGAAATTCTGAAGGACTTTGTGGAGTTGCGCCTCGAACATTATAAGAAGAGAAAGGTGCACCTCATCGATGTTCTCGAAAAGAGGGCTGAAATGTGTAGTCTCAAGTCAAGGTTTGTGACGATGGTCATCGAAGAAAAGTTGGTGGTGTTCAAAAGGAAGAAGGTGGACCTTGAGAAGGAGATGTCTGCGACATTCCCAAAGATTGATGGAAACTGGGATTACCTCCTTAACACGAAGACTGTCGAGTACACCGAAGAGCGCGTCAAAGCACTCATGGATGAGGCGAGACAGGCGAACGTAGAACTTGAGCGTATGCTAAAGACGAGTCATGTGACAATGTGGAAAACAGATATTAAAAATATGTAAGCAGTAAGTAGATATGGGTGAGGCTGCTAAAATTTCCCTCAAAGCTATTGGAAAGCAGGATACACACCTCCTTTCCAAAGACCCAGAAGATTTACCATTTAAATATGATAATAGTGACAGACATTCCGAGTTTCGAAAGTACCACAACATATACACCGTGCCATCGGGTGTAGAAGATACATGGCCCTTTGGTCAGACAGTCCGCGTGGAATTGAAACCAAAAAACATGGGGGATCTCCTAAATAATATATGGATACAAATGAAACTACCGGATTGGAATTTTCAGGATATTACATTCAACGAGACGATCCAGAGAATTTTATTTGGAGGTTTAACCTTGGCAGAATATGGTTTCGAGGGAGAATCCGAAGTACAATTCAAGAATTGGTGGCTCGCTGGTGCTCCGAATGTAGTGGGAATTGTCCTACCTATTTACTCATTTCCGGATTTCAAATCCTTTCTGTCTTTTGAAAATCAGTTTAATAATTTACTTCTACAATTACTTCCCGGAGAATTGTTTCTCATCATCCCTGCGAATGTTTTACTCACACTCCTAGAAATCCTTGCAGGAACTATAACAGGAAGTCAAGAACTCCTGGATGAACTCGATATTAACACCAACAATACAACTATACCACTAGGTATAATTAAGATACTCAGAGGTGATGAAGGTGCGATAATTTCAGCGGATGTCATTCAACGAGAATTGAATCCCGATATATATAACTTGTTCCCAGACCTTGTCAAGCAGATCGTCACTGGACAGGTCGAACCACCTAGGTTCAATTTACCGGAGATTGCGGATTGGGCGTGGGATATGCAATTACTCGGTCGGAAAATTATCAAGAATATCAAGTTTAAGGTGGATAATCAAATACTCGAAGAAATAACAGCGGATTGGTGTATCATCAAGGATAATTTGTATATGAATGATTCACAAAAAATGGCTTCAAATACATTATACAATAGAAACATAGTTGGTGGAGAAACGAGTCAACCGTCTGGTCAAAAAGCGGCACAAAGTAACGAACTTTTTATTCATATACCATTCTTTTTTTCGCATAATTATGCCGGTGACATTTACTCAGAAAATAATGGGATAGGTGCTCCGTTTCCCCTGTGTGCCATCCACAATCAGAAGATTACACTTGAAATTGAATTTTTTAAACAATCCTTCTTCACCCTCTATAACCAACGCACAAAAGATAACGGCACTTCTCGAGGTATCCCGAAAACACCACCGGTAAAGAAAATGCCAAATTTTAAAATCGTCACAGAGGAAACCACACTTTCCCATGAAGAACGTATGTATTTTACGCAACCTAACAAAGAAATTTTCTATGATTTTGTGTTCAAGCATTCGAGTATTCCCCTCGACCCACAAACGAGACAATTCGTCGTACAATTAGAGCCGAATGTTCCTGTCAAGTGTTTTCACTGGTTTTTTAGATACGAAGGTTATGAAGATGAAAATGAGTATAGAAGTTTACCCGTGGATGATCCTAGTTATGTAAATGAATGGTTTTATTCGACGACTGCCAATCGTTTCAACTTTACTCGCTCACAAATTAAAGATACAGATGAACCTCATCTATTGAAACGTGCGTATTTTGTCTTAAATGAAGAACGTATACCAAACGTGTCCAACAACGATAGAGAGTACTTTTTCAGTTATACTCCCTTGCGTGCGAGATTATCACGTTCCGCAACTGATGTAACGAGGACGTATAATTATGAACCACCTTCACCCAATTATTTGTTTAATTACGTTTACTCGTATAATTTCTCGATGTTTCCTAAGAGTGTTTCACCATCCGGCTTTCTAGATTTTTCCAGTCTAAATTCAGAAAAGACTAAATTTTATATGGAATTAGTAGATGATATCAGTCTTCAGTATGGGAATGGAGTGCGCCTTGAAAATCCAGAATATAAATTTCATATGTATTACACTGGATACAAGAAACTTACTTTCAATAATGGATTTTTATTGCAAACTTAAAAACAAAATATATAAGTAAGTAGGTATGGCAGGAAGACTGCGAATAGGTACTTTAGGAACTCAGGACATACACATAACGGAAAATCCAACGTATTCCCACTTTTTGGGTATGTTTAAGCGCCATACAAAATTTGCATTCGACGTGAGAGAACGTCCACTACTAGATTCAAAGTTTGGTCAGGAGACAATGTGTACTATACCAGTGGATATGGGCGATCTTCTCACGAACCTAACACTCCGGTATCAATTTTTTGCTAAAGCATCCCCAGGTGAAGAAATCACCGATGAGGACCCATTCACACCTACCGCTGGTATACACGCCATCAAGTACGCTGATCTGTTTATAGGGGGTATGCATATAGAAAGACTTACAGGTGATTGGATTTATATGTACCATAAATATCATACGAGTGACTATAATTTTAGAGATAGTATCGTACCTCTAACAACAGCGAAAAAAGAGCCATATGGTCGAAATGAGAATGGTGAATGGAACTTACGACAAATGTATATCGACTTGCCATTTTACTTTTACAACAATTTGTCATCTTCTATCTTGTTGTGTAAACTCACAAAACAGGATTGTTATATTCGAATAACATTCAAGAGCCTTGATACACTCATACGACCTTATCTGGGTATCATAGAGGCGGGTATAAAATCGGCATCTCTTCTAACAACTTATGCATACTTGGGTGTCGACGAACTGAATCATTTGAAAAGTACTCCAATCGACCAATTGATTACACAAATGCAATTGAAAAGACACGACATACCGAGGACTAAAGACGAAGATGAAATTTTACTACGATTTCATCACCCAATCAAAACGTTATATTTCATCGTAGGAAAGAAATCGAGGACATTTTCGTATGATGAGAACAAAGAACTAATTCAGTACATGCTCAATACAAAATTCAAAGAACTGGGGATAACACTAAATAATACAACCCTGTTCAATGAAACTTTTTCAAAATTAGTTTATGAAAATTCATTGACCAATGCTAGGTCAGGTGTTGATGGAGATGTTACATTCATTGGTGGAACACCATCTCAGTTACCCACGAAAGATCAAATTGCGAGTTATTCTTTTGCACTCTATCCTCTAGATAATGACCCATCGGGGCATTTGAATTTTAGTCGTATAATCGACCAGAGATGTCAAATCAAATTGGATTACTCAGATGCGTATTCGGCACAAGAAGGTGAAATCACGGAGGTGCAAATTTACGCAAAGAGTTATAATATACTCCACTATTCAAGTGGATTATGTGGCTTAAAATATTAATGATACATAATATATATGGCAGGTCGAGTTCAGATTTCAGCCGTCGGTGAAGAAGGTGAATCTTTAAGTATAAACCCGTCATTTTCCTTTTTTACTAAAAGGTTTAGTAAGTATGCAAATTATGCAACTGAAAATTTCAAAATAACCTTCCCAGAAGGAGTGTACACGAATGACTTCTTAATTGTACCATTTCCACAAAATCATGGTGATATTTTACAAGAGGTCACTCTTTCATTCGTAGTCGATCCCACTAATGTTGCTGGTCTAGCCCCGAATACTTTTCCCATAGATGTATTTGGAATTTCTGTGATTGACTATGTTGAGCTGTACGTCGGCGACCAGAAGATAGATACAGTCACATCGGATGATATGTTCATAGAACGGGAATTGAACATACCCGAAACATATAGGTCTAGTGTGGATATGGTTCATGGTAAACATTTTCAAGGGAGTTCGGAACGTGAATTCTTACAAGAATTTTATGATGGACAATACGACACACAAGGAATAGACCCGTTTAGTACCAATGAATATAGAATTCAGATTCCCTTCTACTTTCACAGACGACCTGGACACGGGTTTCCTTTATGTGCGGTATATGAACAGGAGTTGTCAATACGGATAAAGCTCCGACCTGCTATGGACGTCGTATTTACGACACAGGAAAAATTCGATGGCCTCACGTTATGGGATCCTAAAACGAACAACCAAGTGACGCAGCAACTTGAATTGAGTAATTTCAAAGTTAATTTGAGCCTCGTGCATGTGAATACTACGGAGCGTTGTATGTTGCGAAATAAACCTTTAGATATTTTATTTGAGCAGCGCCAAAGGAATACATTCCTGATCGAACCACAATCGAAGGTGGGAACCTTTAATTTAGATTTTAAAAACTGTGTCAAGGAACTATTCTTTATCGCTAAGAAGTCCGGACAGTGGACGGATAGGGATATATCTATTTTAGATGAATTACACAAACTCGACAAACTGACACCATCTCAAGAGAGAACTCTCGCCTTACTCAGACAAATTTCACCATTACAATTTGGTTTTGTATCGACCATCGCTCTAGATTCACTCATCGGCGAAGATGTTACAGTTGAGCGAAGTGCCATAATAAGTGCGTTGCGTAAAAGTGTTTATTGGGGGGATAGTGAACCACTTTTAGATGCACTAGAAGAACCCTTGAATATCGGTACACAAGAGGAGATTGATTCTATAAACAACCTCAAAGCATATATTAACAGTATACCTGGTCAAATCCTTGGTATACAGAAGAATGTGACTTTATCCTTAACAGCTCTTCCAGGTCTAACGGGTTTTGACCGTACTCAGACTATAGACAATCTCCTTAATATTCCCGTTATTTGGGGTGAAGAACAGAAGAGTATCTTAGAACTCCTAAGAATTCCTGGTTTACTAAATGAAGCTGAACTTATATTAGCACTCCGCGTATTCCTCACAGGTATCAGTTACTATTTGAAGGAGCTAGAAACTCTCCCACCGGGTAGTGTAGAACAGGTTACTTTAATAAACAAAATCTTAGAATTTCTCGATGACACAAAAGTCCAATCAGACATTTTAAAACTAGGAATGAAAGCTGTATTGAATAGTGTAACCAATAAATCAGTGTATCTACGTAATAGAATTGTCGATGGATTACTCAGTGTTGGGAGTACTATCTGGGATGAGGAACGAATTTCA